TCCAGTCGGGCCAGGACAAGTCCGGTGTCGGCACGTCCTTCCAGGACTACACGATCACCGAGCTCGCGCTGTTCACGCGAGAGGACCCGATCCCCCGCCTGCTCCCGATCCTCGAGAACCGGGCGGAGCCCAAGCGCCTGATGGTGGTGTCCACCCCGCGTGGCCGCCGGCGCAACCCGCTGTGGCAGCTGATGCAGTCCCTCGAGGGCAACCCCGAGGCGCAGACGATCGTGCGCACCATCGACGACCTGAACGCCCTCATGAAGCGCGAGGGGCTCCCGCCGATCCTGACGGAGGCGGAGCTCGAGCGGATCGAGGACACGTACCTCAAGCGCTTCGGCAACACCCGAATGTTCGAGCAGGAGTACCACGTCTCCTTCGAGGAGATGGATGCGGCCGCCGTGTACGGCGAGGCGCTGATGAAGATGATCGCCGAGAAGCGGATCGCGGACTTCAACCCGCACGTCGGCAAGCCGATCTACGTGATGTTCGACATCGGCGCTTCCGGCATCCACTCCGACGCCACCAGCTGGATCGCCTTCCAGTGGTTCAACGAAAAACTTTTTCTGCTGGACAGTGGAGAGGGTCACGGAAAGGCCGTGCCCGAGTACGTCGACGTGCTCCGCACGAAGCCGTGGTTCCCCCAGCTCGCGCGGATCATCCTCCCCTGGGATGCGGAGCACCACGAGAAGGCGGTGAACACCACGCCGGCCGACATGATGCGCGAGAAGTTCCCGCACATCTCCGTGCTGGCGAAGAGCTCCAAGGTGTGGAAGCTGCCGAACAGCAGGCAGGGCGACTACGACCTGGTCACCGACATCCAGCAGACGCGCATGGCGCTGTACAACACCTACATCCACGAGACCAACAACGAGTGGCTGGTCGAGTGCCTCGAGCAGTACAAGTACGAGTTCGACACGAAGCGCCAGGAGTGGACGAGCAAGCCCCTGCACGACCGCTACTCGCACATGATGGACGCGCTGCGCTACATCGTGCAGGCGACCAAGGAGCTGGACTTCTTCGGCGGAGAGTTCTATGACGACAAGGACACGCGCAAGGCCGCGAGCTCGGACTACACCGAGGACTGGACCGGCATCTGGAGGGCGAGCTGATGCAGAGGCGAACGGTGCGCGAGGCACTGCAGTACGTGGCGGACTACCCGCAGCCCGTCGACGACGAGATGCTGACCATGCACACCGGTGAGCTGATCGCCCGCACCCTGTACGACCTGGCGAACAAGCCGGACGCCAACGTCCGCGGCTCGCTGGGACGAGCCAACAAGGCCCGCCGGCTGATCATGAACTACCTGTCGGGGCGCCGCCGTGCGGGTACCACACCGCACAAGAGGAAGGTCGACACCTTGACGCTGAACGACCTGACCGGAGGAGCGATCACCGATGGCGACTGACCTCGAGCTCGCGGGACTGCGGTTCCGCAAAGAGATCCCCGACGCCCACCGCAAGAGCATCGACACGCGGATCCAGTGGCTGTGGAACCAGCGGTTCGGCACGGTGCAGCAGGTGTGGCAGCACAGCAAGGACCTGCTCGACAAGACGGCCGCCACGCTGATCCTTCAGGCGGTGTTCGCCAAGGACCTCGAGTCGATCAGCCAGATCTTCCAGCGCCTCGAGGGCGGGGCACTGGTCGACTCCGAGTTGGCCGAGCGTGTCATCCGACTCTGAGTCGATCCTCGGCTCCGTCATGCCAGGGGTCGCGGCCATCGCCACGGCTGAGACAGGGCTCGCCGACGATGCCAGGCTCCTCGCGGCACGTCGGGCAGAAGGCCTTCCTGTGGACCCGGGCCCGCTTCAGCCGGCGCACACGGGGCACGGTGCGGCACATGAAGCACATGCAGCCGAGCTGGTGGGCGGCTGCCTCCTCGTCGGGACGAGTCCACGGGAGTGCACGCTCTTCGTCCGGCAGTACGTCGAGCGGGTAGTACCAGTTGCCTGCGAACCGGACCGCCCCGCGCTCTGCTGCATCAGCTGGCTTGCGCCTGGCGTAGACCCGCTCGTCGTCTGAGAGCGGCCGGTACCGCTTGCCGTGCTCGTAGACCCGGGTGCCGTCCGGCTCTTCGCGGTAGCTCATGCCTGAAGCGTCTTCGTCGACCACTCGTGGAAGAGCGAGAGCGTCATCGGGCGGTGCCTGGTCACGTACCAGCCAGGCGGCACGCGGTACGCCTTGGGCACCTTGCGCCCCAGGATGTACGTCATGTACGGCTTGCCGAAGTAGTGGGCCAGCACCTTGTTGATGTTCCTCAGGTGGCTGGCTGCCGACCCGCCGCGGGCGTAGAGCTCGGAGATGTTGATGCCGGTGGCCCACTCGTAGACCATGGCGGCCGACACACGGTGCCCGTGGGCCGGGTTCAGCCGGCGCAGGAACTTGCGTGTCTCGCGCTCCCACTGCACCAGGTTCGGGTTCTCCCGTACCAAGTACTTGTCCTTCGTCTCCGGCAGCTTCGCTCTCTCCTCATCCGAGAGAATCAGTTGGTCGAGCTCGCCAGGCTTACGGCGAGTCGCCGCGCGCGAGTCCCCACTCGTGCGCGGCTGACGATCCTTGTTGAACCTCCCCTGAAGAAACCTCTCGATCTCGCGCTGCTTCTCGAGATCGCTCATCTGACCCTTCTTCTGAAAGGGCGTGGGCGCGGTAGTGGTCACGCCCAAGAATGTACCAGAAAAAAATAGATATCGACCGCCACCCCCTGTTGGGGGTGGCGGTCGACACCTCAGTCAGAACATCAGCTGCCGTAGCGGTCGATGTTCCTCACCAGCTTCGTGGCCTCGACGTCGTCGAGACCGAGCTGGACTGCGCGGTCGTAGACCTGCGCCTCCCAGTCGATGATGCCGGCCTCCTTCATCTCGGCGCCGATGGCGAAGAGGGTGTTGTTGCGCTTCCCCGCGGGGATCGGTGCGGTGAGCCTGGACTGGATGCTGGTCTGCATCATGAGGAACTCCATCTGGTCGTCTGGATCGGTGGACTTGCGCAGCGTGGTGATGTGCTCCATCCGGGCCACCTGGTCGTCTCGCGTCTGCTCGAGGTCGATCAGGATGTTCTCCGGGAGAGGCATCGGTCGTGCCGTGTTCCACCGCTGCGACGGGTAGTGGTACACGCAGCCGGTCGCGCGGATGTCGATCCCCGCGCGCCAGCCGATTCGGTCTCGGAGCCTGTCGAACCCGAACGTCGGGTTCCACGTGTCCTCGACCAGGTAGAACAGGTGGTACCCGTTCCCCGACTTGCTCGTCTCTGCCATGGTGGATGGCAGGTTCAGAGCCGCGGCACTGTCGATGCCGCCGTTCTTGCCGTCGATGTCCAGGCACACCATCGCCACCGACCTCATCACGAGGGCGAATGGCGCCTGGCGCCTGTCGAAGATGGCCTGTGCCCGACGGGCAGCGAAGCCCTGCCGGCGGTACTTGTCGATGAAGGCCTTCCCACCCCAGCCAGGGGCGGTCGTGCCGTCGTCGTAGACCTGGACGTACGCCAGACCCAAGGGTCCAGCGAGCTCCGGGTCAATCCTGGGAACCAGGTCCGACTCCGTGTAGGAGCTCTGCCTCGTCCACCAGGGTGCTGCCACTGTCAGAGGCTGGGACATCTGCCTCCTCCTCTCCACGTAGGTACGTCACGAACTGGGCCAGCTGCTGCTGGAACCCAGTGATGGCACGGACCTTGCGGACCTTGCCGTTGATGCGCTTGCTCTTCCGCTCCGTGCGGAACAGCGGTGTCAGCATGGCCTCGACGTCCTTGTCGTTCCACACGTTGATGTCGCCCATCTCGACCAGCCGCCACGTCTTGAACTTGGCAGCCACGTCGGGGATCATCTCCCCGATCAGGCCCTCCACTCCGAGCGCGTCGTTCTCGTCGAACCATGAGACGAACTGGAACGGCAGCGAGTTGGTGTGCATCTGCTCCAGCTGGAGGTTGGTCGCCGTCACCGTCGGCTTGAGCTTGGTGTGCACCTCGCTCTGCTTGACGTAGTGCTCGAGGAGCAGGGCCAGGAACGCGCCCAGCACCTCGGGTGACAGCATCTGCATCTCGAACCGGAAGTCGAGCTCGTACGTCCTCGTGAAGGGGAATCGCACGAGCCTCTTCTGCAAGGCCAGGGACTTGTCCCCGGTCTTCGGCTCCCGGTTCAGGCCCTCGATGAACAGGGCGTTGGTCTGCACCGGCGTGGTCAGCGACGAGTACAGCTTGCGGATGGGTGTGACCTCACCCGCGATGAGCGACTTCTCCGGTCCCGAGTCCTTCAGGTACGAAGCCGGCCCGTCGAAGACGATGTTGGCCAGCCGTCCCTGCAGGTCCAGGCACGTCGACTTGGAGGCCGACATGTCCTGTCTCGTGACGTGCGAGATGTTGTGCATCCCGATCAGGCCCAGGATCATCTTCATCAGGACCGACTTGCCGTTGCGCCCCTCACCGATGAGGAGCACGTACTTCACCGCGGACCAGTGCGGTGCCAGCATCGTGGCGATGTGCGACAGCAAGGACTCTGCGTCCTCTTCGTTGTCGTCCAGCCACTCCACGATCGTTGCGCGCACGGCCGCCTTGGCGTCCGGGTCGTCGTTGATCGGGGTGCTGATGTAGTTCGGGCAGAACTCGTACGTCGGCTCGTGCAACTCGCCGTCGGGCCTGAGCTCGACGAGCGCGTCGTCCTTCACCAGGAGCACGGTGCCGGGTACTGCGTACGCAGGCTTGGCTGCCTGCTCGACCATGCCGTAGAACGAGGACTTCTCCCCGTCGCTGTAGAACATGACCTTGTTGGTCTGCTGCGCCAGGTCCAGGACCTGAGGCATGGTGAGCGGGATCCACACCCGCTCCTCGGGGGGCAGGTTCTGGTCGATGTCCAGAGTCCTGAAGTTCACCGGCAGGTAGAGCGTGTGGTTGCACTTGACGATCGCGTACCCCGAGGCCATGTCATTGGCCAGCTGGGTCAGCTCCTTCTTCGTGCGGTTGGTGAGCATGTAGGCTCCTCAGTGTTCGGTGGATGGATGGTGCAGGTGGGGCCCGCTTGGTCACGGGCCCCACCCGCGTCAGGTGGCGTACTGCTTCCTCAACGACTCGAGCTCGTCGATCCTGGTGAGGACCCGAATCGCCTCTGTGTGATCCGCCTTGGGTAGCGCAGCGATCAACTCGGCGACCGACTTCTCGATGATGTCGATGATGGCGGTCATAGCCACCTCCTCTCATTGCCGTTTCCTAGCGTCGACGGGAGTGTCGACCCCTCCCCACTGGTGCTAGGGAACGGCGGTCGGAGAAGCCACGATACGCACCACGCGGTTGCTGTGGGTAGTGGTCGTGGCCTCTCCTCGAGGCATGATGCGGCCGACCAGCTGACGGCGCATGGCGTCGTCCTCCGTGTCGTCCAGGATGACCAGCAGGTCACACACCCTGTCGAGCCCATCGGTCCCTGTTGCCAGGGTCTGAGTGCCCACCAGGACTGCCAGCTTGCCAGCCTTGAAGTCCTCGATCGCATCGTTCTTCACGACCTTGGACATCTTGCCGTCGACCGACACTGCGTCGTAGCCGGCAAGGGTCAGTGACTCAACCGCGGCGTGCGCCACGGCCGTGTGCACGGCGAATACCAGCACAGGAGTGGGCGACTCGTCGACCGCCTGGATCAGCAGCTCGGCCACCTCGGTGGTGAGCTGCCCATCCTCGCGCACCAGCATGTGGTTGATGACCGTGTGCTTGCGCTCGATGATGGAACCGACCATCCGCTGGCGGCGGCGGTCGATGCCCAGAGTCACGAGCTCAGCTGGGATCTCCAGCGGCAGCTCGATGTCCTCGATGTCGTACACCAAGTCGTCCTCGATGTACTCCACGTTGGGCAGGTCGGCCAGGAACGAGGCCGCGTCCGGGTAGTGCAGGAACCCTGTCACCCGAGGCACATGCCCGAAGGGGTTGACCTCCGTGCCGCAGTGCCGGTAGATGAACGACAGGTACCCACCCTCGGTGGCCCGACGGTCAGTGATCCGCTGGATGCAGTAGCACCGCTCGACGTCGTTGTAGTTCGGCGTAGCCGAACAGATGATGACCGGGGCCTGCAGTCCGCCGGCCAACCGCTCCAGCTTCTTGAACCCCTGCGCCTTGTAGCCACCCAGCATGTGGAACTCGTCGACGATCACAGGCTGTGACCTCGACAGCTTCGTCTCCTTCTGCCGGAACTTGGCGTGCGACATGATCGTCAGCACACCGGTGTAGCCCATGGCTCGAGCCGTGTCCTCCCAGTGCTTGTGTGTCGTGGGCGGAGCCACGATCACGCACTCGGTGTGGCCCATGACCTTGACGCAGGCCAGGGCCGTGCGGGTCTTGCCGGCGCCCGTCTTGTAGTACAGGCACTGCCGTGGCTGCTTGTGCGTCTGGCCCATCAGCTCGGCCCTGGCCACGCTGGCACGCTGGTAGTCGTGCAGCGGGACGACGGCCTCGAAGGCGTAGGTCGTAGCGACCTCAGTCATTGGCGTCCACCGCCGTCACGGCGATGGGTCGCTGGACCAGGTCGGCCGGCACGTCGATCACGGCCTCGGCCTCGAACGCCTCCCACGCCTGAACGGGGATGCGCAGCTGCACCTTCACGACGATGCAGCCGAACTTGATGACCGTGGGCCTGGTGTTGGTGACACCGCGCACCGTGGCCTTGTCGCCCCAGTCGTACCTGTTGCCCGGGGCAATGCCCTCGATCTGCAGGTAGGCGTCCGCCACTCGGGTGTCAGGCATCACGCACCGCCAGCACGGCGAGGTACTCGTCCACGCTGCGCGCGTGGACCATGTCGTCCCCGATCAGCTCACGGAAGATGGCGAGGTAGCCCTCGATGTCGTCGCTGTTGTCGGAGTACGTCGGGCACTGGTTCGTGCGGACCAGCTTGGTGATGATCATGATCATCGGGATCTGCCAGGCGTGAACCTCGAACCCCAGCAGACCGCTGACCATCTGGGCCATGCGGGCGAACGTGTCGGTCGGGTTGCCGTAGACACTGCGGCGGCCCTCGATGACCTCGTTGACGATCTCGGTCTTCTCAGTTGACTCGGACATTCCAGTTCCTTCCATTGGTGGGATCGGTGCAGTAGGTGTACAGCACCTCGTTGAGTGCAGGGTCCTGCATCATGCCGAGCACCGCGATGCGGCCGGCCGAGCGCAGGTCCTGGTGGTGCGTCGTGGTTCCGAAGGACCAGATGTGCAGCAGCTGCATCAGCTCCGTGGTCACGACCTTCGTGACTCCGGTGTTGCGCAACAGCTTTCCGCCCAGTGTGGAGCGGAAGGTCTCGTTGGCCTGGACCATCCGCTCGTCCTGCTGGAAGCCGGACCGCGGGGTGTACTTCTCGATGAACGTGTCGAGCGTGGCGAACTTGTCCTTGCCCGTCATGGCCTTGACGGCGTCGAACGCTGCAGCAGCGTCCAGCCCGTCGACCACACGGTGGTCGATGGTGAGCTGACGTAGCTCGAGCTCGAACTCCAGCATCACGATGCCGGTGTGTACGAGACCGGGGTCGACCCCGATCACGATTGGGTTGTACATTGGTGCCACTCCTTTCGGTGGACGGATGGTGGACACGGGGACCAGGCTGATGCGGCCTGGTCCCCGTGCTCGTTACTTGGTGTAGCGGTAGTCGTGGTTGACCTCGACACCCATCGGCAGCTTGGGGTGCGTGCGTGACCGGGACATCGTGCTCCGCATCGCCTCCATGACCTGGATCAGGCTGGCACGACCAGGAACCCAGTCGACCACCACCTCGTCATGGAACTGACCGATGATGGTGACGTTGTCCCACTGGTGGAGCACCCTGCTCAGCTCCTCGAGTGCCTCGAAGAAGATCTCTCGGCACATCGACTGCGTCAGGATGCCTGCCAGCTTCCCACCGTAGAGCTCGTAGTACTGCTGCCTCTTGGTCTTCGGGTTGACGAACGTCTTCTTCCACGGCCGGCCACCCTTGAGTGTGCTCGGCTTGTGGTACCCGATGTTGCGACCACGCAGGTAGCAGCCGTGGAACACACGGCTCAGCAACAGGTTGCCGTCCTTCCACATCTCCATGCGGAACGACTGCACGTCCGGTGCCTGCTCGACCAGCGAAGCTGGTGTCCGGCTGGGTACGAAGATGATCCCCATACCGTACGCAGCGGTGACGGAGCGCCGCCTGTTGGTGCGGACCGCCTCGAACAGCGCGGTGCCCAGCCGATCCCAGTAGTCCACCGTCTTGGGGCAGACGTCACGCCAGTCCCGGACCAGGGCAGCCGCCTCGGTCTCGGACATCTCGACGTGCATCTTGGCAGCGAAGTCCTTGACCGCCACGGGCCCGGCGCCGTAGCCGCAGGACAGCTCGCCCACCTTGCCGGTGGTGCGCTGCCCCTTGTCCACTGCGTCGATGCTTGGGAGCCTGAAGATCTTCATGGCCTGCGCCTTGTACAGATCGTCGCCCCGGGCGTAGGCGTCGATCTTCCACTCCTCGCCAGCCTGGTACGCCAGGGCACGCGACTCGATCGAGGCGAAGTCCGCGACGATCAGCTGCCCGTCCCCCTGCGAGGCGGTGAACAGCTGGCGGATGTTGCCCGCCAGGTCGTCGTTGGACCACACGCTTCCCCGATAGTGCAGGTCTGCCATGTAGCGCTTGTTCACCAGCCGCGGCAGGTTCTGCATCTGGATGCTGCGGCCGCTGGTGCGCAGCGACTGCGGTGCACCAGCGTGGACGTACTGGTCGTACACCCTGCCCTCGTGCTGCGTGGCGAGGATGGTCTCCAGCTTCTTCAAGCTGGAACCACCGAGCTCCTGCTTCACAAGCAGCATCTCGAGCACCTCCGCATACTCCTTGGTCAGGCCCTGCGAGTGCGTCTGCTGCAGCTTCACCAACCGTGAGATCAGCCGCTCGACGTTCTGCTTGTCGAACGAGTTGGAACGGATGCCTCGCTCGAGGCACCACTTCTTCAGCTGCGCGTGGCTGGCCAGGTTCAGACCTGAGTCCACGCTGAGGGCGAAGTCGTGCTGCAGCTGCTCGAGGTTGCGCTGGTACCGATCGCGCATCGCCTCGACCGAGGCGACGTCGACCGGCCACCCTGCCTTGTTCATCGCCAGGGTGATGCCGGCGTACTTCATCTCCCTCTGGAACGGGCCCTGACCCTGGCCCCAGTCGATGACGATGCCACGACTGAGCTCGGCGTCACGCTCGCAGTACGCCTTGTAGGCCTCCCACTTGATCCGGTTGTTGCGGATCAGGTCCATGTCGAACTCGTCGTCGACCTGGTCCTTCTGCTTCTTGGCGAACAGGTTGATCAGCGACCTGTCCTCGTCCAGCTTGCCGGTGATCATCAGCTGCTTGGCTGCGCCGGCCAGGTGCCGATCGGCACCAGCCACTGCAGCCACGACAGCAGAGTCCACCAGCTCGACGTTCTTGATGCCCAGCCACCCGAGCACTGCGTCCTCGAAGCCGGCGTTGTGTGCGCAGACCACCATGCCCTGCAGCAGATCCTTCAGGTATGCCCGGTCACTGGGGGTGTCCGGGAACTCGATGGTCGTCGTCCCCGTGTGGGTGGCGACGGATGCCAGCGTGACGGTGAACGTCGGGTGCGCCACGTAGCGGGCGAGCCCGACCTCCTTCAGGTCGAGCGCGCAGTAGGTCTCGAAGTCGAGACCAACCAGCCAGTCGTTTCTCATGCGGTCCTGCTTTCTGTCCCTCGCTCGGGACTATCCGTTGAGGATCTCGTCGGTGTCGACGATCGGTGGGTACAACAGTGCCATCGTCGCCGGGCACAGCGGCTTGCCCTTGTCGCTCCTCGAGTGAGGGTACGCAGGGCAGAAGGTGCAGTGGTCCGACGGACCGAAGGTCACGTCGCCCGCGGTGATCGCCACGTCTGTCGCAATGGCTGCCTGCTCGAAGGCATACAGCTCGTTGGTGTCCATGAACCAGGACTCGAAGATGTCGGCGTACGGCTGCACGATGTGGCCCGTCACACCCTTGGCTCGAGGAGCCAGGTGTGCGAAGGACCGTGCGTAGTAGAGCACCTGCTTGTTGCCAACGACCTCGACGGGGATCCTCCCCCACTTGAAGTCGATGACGTGGATCTCGTCCTGCACGTAGAGCACGAGGTCCGAGGTGGTGCCGGGCTTGGACGGCAGCCAGTCGGCGGTGATCTGCGGCTCGACCAGCACGTTGAACCTGCGCGTCGCGCGAAGGCTGGCGATGTACTCGATCACCTTCACCACGTAGCGCATGTCTGATGCGCTCAGCTCCCACAGTGGCTCGAGGATCTCGTGCATGTGGGTGCCCTTGCCCTTGGCCCCAGCCTTGTGGTCCACCACAGGTGGTGACCAGTTCGGGATGGCCAGCTCGAGGTGAGCTGAGGCGTGGCACTCCATGTGCCGGCTTGCTCTGCTCGCTGAGAATGGTTCGCTCACAGCTTGACTCCTGCTCTTCGTAGATCGCGGACGGTGTCCCGGTATGCACCGGGTCGTGACGGGCTGAAGGGCGCAGTGATCCGCTGCCCCGAAGGGGTGAGGATCAACCAGTGCCCGTTGCCCAGGCGGGTGACGGTGCACCCGTGCTTGCCGGCCTTCCTCACCAGCTTCATCATGTCGCTGCGGTGGCCGGCCATCAGAGGTTGTGCCTCTCCCGGTAGGCCAGCGACGACAGGTAGCGGGCGATGTCCTCCCGGTTCCACCGGTACGCCTGGCGCTGGAGCGCACGGGCGTTGGTGTTGAGCCGGCGTGCTGCATCCTCTGCGGAGCAGCCCGCCTTCACCATGTGCATGAAGTCGTCGAAGCGTGCCTGCCTTCTGGCCGCTGCGTTCTCGGCGTAGATCAGCGAAGCAGCTCTCGACTGTTGAGCCAGTCTCTTCTTGTTCATGAATCCTCCTTCGAGAGAAGGGTGCCCGCCCACCATGAGGCAGGCGGGCACCCGTTGAACTCGACTGATCAGTCGAGGAACATCTCGTCCTCGTCCACGCTGACGCCACCGCCGAAGCGGTCGCCGTCGGCCTTGAACACGCAGACGCTGGCCGCCGCCGAGAAGCCGGGCAGCTTGCCCGACACGAAGGCGTACAGGTTCAGCGTGGCCGCGGCGTAGCACCCGCCGTACAGCGAGTGCACCGTCTGTGCGATGGGCAGGATGACCGGGTAGTCCACCCGGTCCGGGTCCGGCACAGCCAGCTCGCTCTCGTCCTGGACGATCGCCTGCTGGAGGATGTCGGTGCCCTTGTTGCCGAGCACCTTGACCGAGGCGAGCGCCTCGGGCGCGAGCTCGGCGGTCTTGTCCGACACCGGCTTGATCGGGATGTACGGGGGCTGGGTCTCCCAGTCCTCGGCCTCGATCATCTTGCGCAGCTTGGCCACGTGGCCGGGCTCGAGCGCGTCGCGCTTCTCACCCTTCTTGTGCTGCTCCTCGCAGTACGGGAGGAACTCGTCGAGCACGTGCTTCTTCAGCTTGTCCAGCTGCGCCTGCTCCACGAGCAGGTTGAAGTCCGGCGTGACGTCGGCCGGGTCCGCCTTCTTGTACTGGGACGTGGCGTTCTTGGCCACCGCACGCTGGTAGTCGAACGTCGGGAACGACAGGCGACCGTAGATGGTCACGTTCTTCGGCGACTTCGCCATGGGGTACCCCTTCCAAAGGGTTCGTTGGGTTGATGGAACTTGCCCGGTGGCGCCGAAAATCTTTCCAGGATTTCCGGCGCCACCGGTACTGCGGTGTTGCTCAGCGCATGAGGTACACGCCGTCGCGGGCGATGAGGAGCGGACGCACCTCGTTCGCCAGCGGAGCCAGGCACTCGGCCAGGTACGTGGACCTGCTGACCAGGCTCACGTCGAAGAGCTGACCGATCTTTCCCTTGCACCGACGCAGTGCGTCGGCAGCAGCCCGGCTGCTGTCGTAGTCAGCGATGCTGACGACGACATCCCAGTCCTGGTCCTTGAACAACGGGACCAGCTGCTCGTAGTGCGTGCCGCCGTACTCGGCGTCACGCAGCACATCTGCCGTGCCGTACGCACCCGGTGCGTAGTACGTGCAGGTGTTGGACACGATGGCCAGCGCAGCGTTCGCCTCGTAGGCCAGGCCGACCACGTCGTCGACGATGGTGGCCACCGTGCTCTGGCTCATCGAGCCCGACACGTCGAACACGACGAGCACGCGCTTCACCTGCGGGTGGTCGAACCCCGGCACGTACGCACCGATGGTGGGGCGACGCTTGTTGACCTTGGCCAGGGTCTTGAACACCATGCTGCCGGTACGGCCGGGCATGTGCTCGATCGTGGCGGCGATCGTCTCGGCCACCTTGGCGATGGACTCGGCGATCGTGAGCTCGAGGTTCTTCCAGACCTCGGGCAGGATCTCCGCCTGGACCGGAGCCTTGACCCCACCCAGCTTCTCGAGGAACTCGAGGCTGGAGTAGTGCCACTCACCGCTCGCGTCCTGGAACTCCTCGATGAGGTAGTCCTGGAGCGACATGCTGTGGAACCCGGCCTCGTTGGTGAGCGCGCTCACCACGGTGGACGGGACACAGGTGTGCAGCACCACTGCCACGTCCTGTGGCGAGAGGTCGTAGACCTTGGCGAAGAACAGCGCGGTCTCCACGTCGGGCAGCGCCTCCTGCAGGAACTGCTTCGGGAACGCACGTCCGTTGGAGAACGTGGTCACCTCGTTGCTGCTCTTGATCAGCAGCTTGCTGCCCTCGGGCAGCGTGTTGGACTCCGTCATGGTGTCTCTCCTGTTCGGTTGAGGATGGAGTGCTTGGTCTCCTCGAACTCGATGAGCTCGAGGTTGAGTCGCACGTTCTGACGCTGGATGCCCGAGAGCTTCGGGTTGTCCAGCATCTTCAGTGCCTTGGCCCTGTAGCTAGTCGGCGGGTGCTTCCCGTCGAGCAGGAACAGGAACTGCAGCTTGCCTGCGTTGATGCAGCGCATGTTGTTCTGGTCGAGCAGCTCCCGCAGAACGGTGCTGTTGACCTGACGCAGCTTGGCCTGGCCGATGAGGTTGCGCACGCTGCTCCCGTCGTAGGTGGGAGGGGCGTTGCGCTTGGCGAGGCTGTCCATCACCGCGTACATCGGCTCGATCTCCTCGGTCATGAGCCTGTTCATCTCGAAGCTGTCTGCCATCTCTGGCATCAGACCGAGCGCGTCGACCAGGATGTTGGCCAGCCTGGTTCGCTCCGACTTCTTCTTCCGAGGATCCGGCACCGGCAGGTGCAGGAGTCTGTCCTCGAGAGCCTTGTCGTAGCTGATGACGCTGTTGCTTGCGCCCATGAAGAACGACCGAGGGATGACCAGCCCGTTCACCTCACGTGCAGTGAGGATGTCGAGCAGGCCGTTCATCACCTCGGGGAACGCACGAAGGAACTCGTCGAAGAGGACGATGTCGCCCTCTTTGATCTGCGTCCAGTACGTGGCGTGAAGCAGGCGAAGCTTCATGTCCTCGCCAGTGGTCGGCATCTGCACACCCTCCAGCTCCAGCGGGCTCACCCTGCTGAGGTTGATGGTGTGCAGCTGCACGCCGATGAGGTCGGCTGCCTCCTTGAGGACGGTGGACTTGCCGCTGCCCGGAGGACCGAACAGGTGCGGCAGTGGACTGGTCACTCCCGTGACCATGGCTGTGGTGTACAGCCGAAGGATGAGCTCGAGCATGGTTGGCTCTTTCGGTTCGGGTGGTGGTCCCCACATACCGAACTCCGAGCGGTACTGCCACTGCTTCGTGTCAGGGCGTATGCGCCACTGGGAGCTGGTTGTTGACGACGTGTGCAGATTGAACTGTGGACGGTTGCTGTTCATGGCGGTGACCAGTGGCCCGGATGTGTGCGTGTACACCCGGGCCACTGGCAGCACGTGCTACCTGATGGTGAGTCAGGCAGCGAGGATGCCGAGGGAGGACTCGTCGATCCACACGAGGCGGTCGGTGTCGCCCTCCTCGATGAGGCGGAGGATGATGCTGTCGCGCGTGAGCGCGACGACCTCCGCCGGCTGGGGCTTGGTGCCCTTGACCTCCTCCTTGAGCACGATGTACTCGGCGGGGTCCTGGCTCGGCCGGCTGGTGGCCTTGCCCAGCTTCTTGGCCGCCTTCTCCAGCGGCTTGAAGAACCTCTCGACCTCGGCGTCGAAGTCGGCCTGCGCCTTGGAGAAGTTGGTGCGCCCCTTGAGCTCGTCCCACTGGTGGGTGTACACCTCGGTCTTGCCGATGTTGCCGAGCTTGTCGGTGCCGGACACCAGTGCGGTGCCGCCGAGCATGGTCTGGACGGTGAACATGTGTGTTCCTAACTGACCTGGTACCAGGTCGGATTGATGGATGGGTACTGCACCTGCATCAGCTGGTCGGTGTCGAACCAGCCGCGTACTCGTGACTCGGCTTGATCAAGCCCGAGTCGATGCCCCTCTTCAGGAGCGAAGCAAGCGTCGGACGTGACGCCTGCTCGATCATGGTGTCGAGGCTATCGTCAGCCACCGACACTGGCTCGTCGTCCGGGTGCGGACGGCGATGGGTGTTGGACTTGCCACAGAGTGGGCACGTGACGTTGGTGTGGGCACGTCCGCAGTCCTCGCAGAAGTAGGCCATGACCTAGTCCAGCCTCTCGAGGATGGCGTCGACATCCCGCCACTGCGGCAGGATGTTGTTCGCCTCGGTGATCTTGTCGTGCTCACCGTCCTCGAGATGGTCGGCGAGCCTGGAGTAGATCTCCCCGAGCGTGACCTTCTCCGGGTCGAAGTGGTCCGCGTGGTGGCCGGCGGCGATGCGGTACCCGTCGATGAGCACGGGCACCACCTGGCTGAGGTCGTAGCCGTAGCTCATGTACTTGACCGCGCGCCCGGCCTGCCTGACCCCGGTGTACTGGGTGATGAGGCCGTTGGCCCACCGGTCCTGCCTGTCAGGCAGCATCGGCAGTGCGTCGAAGCTTCGGCTGTGTCCGAAGAAGAACGGACGCATGTCCCGGAACTGCATGGAACGCAGGTCCCAGCCGGTGGCGAGCAGGCCGAAGTCGAACGACTCGAGCACGAGGGACAGCCGCTTGACCGGCTGCTTCTCGAACGTCTTGTAGACGACGTTGACCTCGTAGTCGTCCAGCTTGAACATCGGCTGATGCCCCACCAGCTTGACGCTGTTGGTGCGCCAGCCGATGTTCAGATCCCAGGCCAGCCAGCGCTCCCACTTCATGCGCTCGTTGTCCGAGGCGAAGTCGAAGCCGTTCTGAAGCAGGGTGCTGACGATGTTGATGAGCGCGCTGTTGCCGTAGGCGAAGACGTCGATGTCGTCGTAGCTGTGCGGCTTGGAGTAGGTCTCGGCTGCGACAGCCGATCCGGCGATGCAAGCGTTGGCCCCGTGCAGCAGGCCGCGCAGCTCCCGGAGCGGGAGCAGCACGGACTGCTTGGTCGGTGCCACGTTGGACGTGGTCATGGTGACCCTTCCTGATGGTGATGGATGGGGGGTCGCCTCTGATCTGGACTGAGTCCAGTCTCCACAGGAGGCGATCTGCGGGGCGCACAGCCACCGGCGGTCACGAGTGTGCCGCCGGTGGCTGTGCGCCTGTCAGGCCCTGGCTGACGCTCAGCCCTGGGGCTGCTCGTCCTCGGCCGGGACGAGGGCGGAACGCTCGGCCTTGAGCGCGGCCACCTTGTTGGTGGCCTCGTCCGCCGTGGCCTGGGCCGCGGCGATCCGCTTGTCGAGTCGCTCGACCTTGGCCTTGTTGGCGGCCTTGGTCTCACGCTCCTCGTGCTCGGTCATCGCCTTGAGCCAGGCGAGCTTGTTCGGGTAGTCCTTCTGCACCGGCGCGGTGCGGACGGGCTTCTTGCGCTCCTTGGCGGGCGCGGTGGTGCTGGCCTTGTTGGCCATGGTGTTACCTCCTGATCAGGATGTGAATGGACGTGGCAGTGAGATGCCAGCTCAACCGAGGTCAGACCTCGGAGATCTTGGTGATCGTGACCTCACCGCACAGGTCGTTGAACCTGCGCTTGAGGTCACGCGCTTCCTTGCGCTTGCGCTTGGCCGCGTTCGGGTCCATGTAGACCTGAGCCTTCTCGTTCGGGGCTCTGCCCTCGCCTCGAGTGTTGCTCATGACCAGTCCGGGATCTCAGGCTTCCACAAGGGACGCACGTTGACGGAGATCATGTCGCTGTCGAGGGGATCGCCATGCCGAACAGCTCGGCGGTAACGACCGCGGATGCTGGCAGCACGCCGGTCGGCGGATGGCCTGTCGTCGAAGGGACCGATGATGTTGGTGAAGATCGGACGCTTGGGCGTCTTCTCTCGACCGATGTACACCACGACCCAGCCATTGGCATGGGCTGCGATGAACTCTTCCCGGGTCTCGTTGCTCATCAGAACATCATCCCCGCTGCGTACAGCGCCATGAAGAACAGGATGCCGATGATGCCCGCGGCGACGACGACCAGCGGTTCGGCGGGACGCCGGCTGCGCATGGCGTCGATTGCTTCGATGACGCACACTGCGCCGATGGTGATGGTTGCTATCGCCAGCGAGGTGACGATCATGATGAATCTCCTTGTCTCGTGGGTCGGTGAGTGACGTGTTGTGCGGAACGCAGTGAAAAGCAGGCGCCGACCTTCCCGTCATGGGAAGGCCGGCGCCTGTGCTTCAGTACTGCTCGTGCAACCACTGGTCGCATGGCTCGCAGATCCGCGGATCGCGGAACTCCGGGCACAGACTGGCGGTGCATTCGCAGCAGTGCTCGGGCGGAGGCAGGTTCCAGATCCTCTCGACAGTTGCGAGGATCTGGTCCACCTTGCTCGGGCCGAACGTGATGTTGGACTGGAAGTCCGCCATCGCACACCTCCTGGTGTGTTGGGAGCAGCCGATCTGCTCCAGTAAAAGTACGTGCTGAATTGCCAGGCTCAGGCCCGTGTTCAGCGCACGGGCTTGCACTGCGGTGCTGGCTACCGGTAGTCCCGTAGGACTCATGGCCTATCTGCCCTGTCGCACGCGGCCGAACCGTGCGGGGCAGTCACATTCGCTGTGACCAGGCGCCGGGTCCGAGCCGGATGGTGCTGCTACTTCCAGTGTGCGGGCACAGCCGACCACGGCACACTGCTGATGGTGCCACCATCAGTACCTGAGACTTCTCTCCGTGCAGTCCACAGACGCTACGGGAGAATGACGAACACAGGCCAGCCCGGGTTGATTCGGTTGAAGACAGTTGCCTCACTCTTTCAGATTGAAGGTATTCTCTTCTCTCTTTCAGAATGAAACTCTTTCAGAATCAAACTCTTTCAGATTGAAGGTATTCTCTTCTCTCTTTCAGAATGAAACTCTTACTCTCTCTCTCCCCTTACCTACCAAAAGTATCTTCCCTCTATCAGAATCCACGCTTGGATTCGCGGTACGCATACCGCGGAGGACGCATCCGACTGAGCGACACATCGCTCCTGTGACACGGAAAAACAATGAGAAACAAAATGTCGTCTGGTTCCCTCCCTCCCCCCGCACGGCGCTCGCCTGGCGAGCGCGTGCAGGCCAGCCGAGCTCGTCTCAGCTGGCCCGGTGGTGTAGTCACGTAGTCACCTGTAGACACCTGGGGTGACTACGCATTTCCGCAGGTCAGGCCCTGTGTAGACACGTAGTCACCCATCTTCCCAACATACCTATAGTAAAAGCTGTCGCAGGAACTGCTCACAGATGTTGGGGAAGATGGGTGTCTACGTGTCTACACGGGCGCTGACCTGCGAAAACACGTAGTCACCCTGGGTGACTACGTGTGTCTACGGTGACTACATCTGCGCCCGATCCGGGCGCTCCAACCGCACGGATGTGCGGTTACGCCACGATGTGGCGTGGTAATCGAACACTAAGTCGATATCTCTGTATGAATACTGCTCTGCTACAACCACATGACACAGCGTACGTCGTGATGAACTGAGGCTGGTCGCTCAGTAGCCTGAGCGCAAGCGTCACACGACTAGAAACAAATGAGTTTGTGTGTCGTTAGTCGTCACACGATGTGGCATGTGAAAAAAGCAGAGCAGTGAAAAAAAAAAGAGATATCCCCGGCCCGAAGGCCAGGGACAGAGCTCTTGATGTCAGACCGTAGAGATACGGTCAGCCATACCTTCCGATCGCTTGAGCTGACGACGACGTGCGTCCTCGATCTCCAGCTTCTGAGCAGGAGTCTTCTTGCAGTCCGGACTTGCGTGAGCCTCTTGCGTGTCCGACAGCTTGGTGATCGCATCGTCGACCGCCTTGTTGCCACTGTTGGCAACGATGTTCAGCGCGTACAGGTGTGCCGTCTGAGCAGACTGCGTCCCGTCGAGAGCTGTGATCTCGAGAACGTTGCCAAGGCCACGCTGGAAGCTCTGCTGGAATCCCTGACCGGAACCCATCATGGTGTTACCCTTTCGTTGAATGTACAATTGCAAAAATCAAATCCTAATGTCACAAACAAAACAACAATCCCTAATGATTCAGTAATGTGCTTACTTACATATACATATACATAGTATGAGGGGGTATCTGTTGTTTCTTTTGTTTCTATTGTTTATTTAGGAACCTCCCACAAAAGTTTCCGGTTTTTCGATTGGTACGGGGGATTCCGAGGCAGAAAGCGGAAGCATGTGAGTCGGGGGGGCCCTGAAGGTCCGGTTTCTTCGGCAGATCTCGCGTCCTCGCCACGAGAAACCGGTACGGCCTCGCTGTTCCTCCGCTCACCCGGGTGTTTCTGGAACTGGCGTGGGTGACGCGCGGGGAGTCTGTAGGCCTGTGGTGGGGCGGGTGGATCGGGTACCCTCACCCGTGTGAGCGCATTCGACGAGTACCTGGCCGGCTCGAATCGTGAGGCCTCGACCAGTGATGCCGGGCCTGTCGGTACCGCGAGTGCGAGGGCTGCGCAGACCACGGCGATCGACGAGTACCTGGCTTCCGCCGGTGGGTCGTTCACGCAGGCCCAGCGCGCGAGCCAGACCGGCATGCCGTCCATGGACTTCCGCTCCTGGTACACCGGTCAGAACCTGGGGCAGGACGTCGCGGCCACGAAGGGCGAGCCGACGGCGAACGGCTGGGACACGCAGTTCCAGGAGGTCTTCCAGAACCAGTACAACAAGGCCGCGGCCAGTGGCGAGATCTTCGACATGTACTCCCGGGACGACTCCACCGGCGTGGTGCTGTGGGACAACGCCGCCGGGCGGAACGGGCAGAAGCTCAAGTTCGGTGACGTGGTCGCCCGCGGTGAGCGGGTCGGCAACGTCTACGACGACTTCGACCGTCACACCGCGAACGTGATGATGGGCGAGTACGTCCTGCAGCTGGGCTCGCGCAAGGCGGAGCTGAACGAGTCCGCGAACGTGGAGTCGGCGTGGGAGGACGAGATCAACCGCCTGCGCACCGAGAACAACGCCAAGGCGGAGGTGGCCCCGCGCGCGAAGGCGTACGAGGCGGGGGTTCGTGAGGAGCTCGAGACCGACCCGGATCGCGCGAAGATCGTCGTCGGCGGTGCGCTCGGCGCGGGCGCGATGGCGGCCACGGCCGGCCTGCTGGCTGGGGGCCCGGTCGGTGCGGCCATCGGTGGTGTGAGTGGTCTGCTCGCCGGTGGCCTGGGTGCCTGGCTGAACAACGACTCGCTGGCGTACCAGCTCGCGGCCAGCCAGGAGCGGCACGAGATGGCGTCCAAGGAGGGCGCGGGGGTCTCGAGCTGGATGGCGATGGCGTCCGAGGTCACGATGGCGGTCGGGATGAGCCCGCTGCGGAACCTGACGCAGGGCACCTACGACTACCTGTACGACAACGGGCCGACCGGCGGCAGCCTCGGAGGCGGGTTCCGCGCCGTCGACGAGGTGGGGGACCGCGAGGCGGGGCTGACCTGGCAGGCGCTGGACATGGTGGGCCTGCTCGGTGACTCCGCGCTGCAGCTGGCGTCCCCTCTCGGCAAGGCCGCGTACCAGGCGCAGATGATGACGCAGATCGGCAGCGGCGTCCTCGAGGTGCTGCCGGGCGGCGCGGGTGCGTGGGACCAGAACCTGCTGCGGCAGAACAGCGTGTGGACCCGTGAGGAGTACGACCCCGCCACCGGCGAGATCCGTGAGACGTTCGACCTGGGCAACGCGCTGGCCGGCATCGGCAACGTCGGCATCGACGTGGTGCAGCTGGGCGCGTGGTCCAGCCTGAGCCGTCAGGCGGACCGGCTCTCCAACCAGGTCGCAAGGAGCACGGGTGTCGAGCCGGGCCGGTGGGCACGCCCGTTCCGTGGCGACAACATCCTGGAGAAGGCGAACCTCGACTCCATCCAGCGCAAGGCCCTCAAGGACGGCACCGCGAAGATCGAGACCCACTCGGGCATGAAGTTCGTGGTGTCCGACACCGGGGAGATCATCGGCAAGGAGCGCAAGTCCATCGCCGCCCACCTCACCGGCGGCAAGGGAACCCAGACCCGCGGGACGCTGGCGATGCTGGCGCCGTCCGAGGGCCTGCAGATGCTGACGGCGAAGATGCTGGCGCGGCGTGACGCGGCGGTCAAGGGCGGTGCGGTCACCTCCGAGCAGCTCTACCAGACGGCGGTCGACCTGACGCTGGGCACCCGGGGCCTGGTCACGGTGATGGTGAACGCCACGGGTGAGGCGAGCGAGGAGGTGGCGCAGGCGTTCCTCGAGCCGTGGTCGCAGGACCACCCGGTTCGCGCGGACGACATCATCCAGGCCGGGTTCTCCGGTGCGTTCGCCGGAGCGGGCATGACGATCGGCGCGCGGCTCGGCCTCCCGTCCCAGGACGAGCGCATGTTCAAGATCGCCCGGATGGGTTGGGCGAACCAGACCGGCGGGGGGATCCTCACCCAGGACCAGTGGGCCAAGATGGACCACCTGCAGAAGCGCACGCTGGTGAAGTCGGCCGGCGCGCTGAGCAAGTCGCTGGTGGACGGCGCGCTCGCGAAGATCGAGGCCGACCGCATCAACGGCATCGTCGGTGGCGTGGTCGAGGCGGCCGCGTACGAGGACTTCGTCCGCGCCGAGGACGAGGCGAAGCTCGGCAACGGCGTGGCGGCGACAGACCAGGCCGCCCCGATCGTCATGCACGAGTCGTACACGTTCCGCCCGGAGGCGATGGCGACCAGCCACACCCAGCTGCTGGTCAACCAGCAGGACCGCACCCGTGGCGCGGCGAAGCAGCTTGCCGAGATCGCGTCCGACCTGTTCAAGGCGCGCGGAGCGCTGTCGTCCGACAAGCAGAACGCGGAGCTGGCGGCGGTGGTGGACCGCCTGCAGGAGCAGCACGACACGCTGGAGGCGGTGCTGAAGCAGAGCCGGCGTCTCGAGGACACCCTCGAGCTCTACGTCGCTGCGATCGACGCCCAGTTCGCCGACGACAAGATGGCCAAGGCGATGTCGATCATCGACGGGCTGAACGCCGACCTCGCGGCGATGTTCGACATGACCTCCAACACCGCCGAGCTCGCCGTCGACGGCAGGCTCCAGCAGGTGACGCTGACCGACGCGGAGGTCTTCGAGCTCAGCCAGGCCGTCAGCCGGCTGGCCACTCGTGACCCGGCGGACTCGACCGGCTCCTGGCAGGTGATGCTGCCGCAGGTGCACAAGGTCTTCGCCATGCGCGGGGCGGACGGGGTGTACGGCGTCAGCCAGATCATCCTGAAGGCGATCCGCGGCGACTACGACGGCGACAAGATGCGCCAGCTGCAGCAGGTGATCCTCAGCGAGCAGGACTACCGCAACATCCGCAGCGGCCACAACGTCCTCGGCGCCGACACGATGCCGGAGATCGACTCCACGAAGTTCGAGCGGGCCATCGCCCTGCGCGTGATGAACGTCTGGGACTCGAGCAACCTTCCGATGCGGCAGGCCGCGCGCCAGATCTCGATGGCGATCGAGGCCGAGCTGATCAACAGGTACCACAACACCG